TCAAATTACACAGGCTTGCGTAATCCTCTCTAGCCGAATCTTCAAGAGAAACGACAGTCCTCTAGGTGTAGCAGGTTTCGGTGACATCGGAGCAATACGAGTAGGATTCAAAGACCCTGATGTTCACAATCTAATTATGCCTTTCAAGAAGGTGAGGATGGGTTGAGCATCGCAGGCATCCGTCAAGGATTAGCAAGCAACCTCGGCAACATCTCACGCCTGAGAGTAGAGTCTGAAATCCCTGACTCAGTTAACCCACCAACAGCAGTCATCTCTCTAAACAATATTGAGTATGACGGAGCTTTCCAGCAGGGACTGACAACACTAAACTTCACTGTGCAACTTATCGTCACGAGAATGGCGGAAAGAAGAGCGCAGGAGAAGCTAGATCTGTATTCTGAGCCGACTGGGGAATACTCGGTCAAGAGTGCGATAGAATCAGATAGGACACTCAATGGGAATGCTTCCGATGTAAGAGTCGAGAGCAGACCTAGTGTGGGTTCGCTACAAGTTGACAATACCGATTACTTGGCAGCGGAGTTCGCTGTCATCGTTTACATATAAGGAGAAACAAATTGGCCAAGTTTGTATCAACTCAAGCAAGCGTCAGCATCAACGGAACTGATGTTTCAACCGCTTGTGCGAGAGCAGAAATCACAATTGACGCTAATGTGGTCGAGACGACCGATTTTGGATCCGGCGGATTCGTAGAGAATATTGCGGGATTGAAGAGCGGAACAGTATCCCTCGACTTCCACCACGATTACGCCAGCGGAGCGGTTTCCGATTTGCTGAAAGACCTGACCGGAACTATCGGAACTGTTGTAGTTATTCCTAACGGAACAGCAGTTTCAGAAACCAATCCCTCATGGACAGCCGAGTGTGTCATCAACTCTTTCGCTCCAGTGAGCGGGGCCGTGGGTGACCTTTCAACCTTCACAGTGTCATACCCGACAACGGGTGAGATTAGCTTCGCGACCGCATAAGGATAGAAAATGAAAATCAACCTACAACTAACCCGCAATGGCGAGACCAAGACAGTAACAGCTAACGCTGCCGACATGGTTGCTTTTGAGAGCAAGTATGAAGTCAGCATCACCGAGCTGTCCGCAAAGCCCAAGATGAGCTACCTGCTATTCCTAGCATGGCACGCTGAACACAGAATGGGCAACACTAAGGACAAGTTCGAGGATTGGCTGAACGATGTTGACACAGTAGGAGCTGGTGAAGAAGCCCCAAAATAAGGGGACTCGGTGATCAGTCTGCTCACTGGGCAATAGCCACACTCGCCTGTGAAACCGGGATTAGTCCGCGCGAGCTTATGCAATTAGATGAGCGTATGCTCTGGACTTTACAGCGGTATCTTGTAGCAAAGAATCTGCCGAAGAAATAGAGAGCGCTCCCTGCGGGGAGCGTTTCTCTTATCGGTAGAATAGAACAGAGGTGAGCATGAGCAATCTAAGACTTGACAGGTCAGCATTCAACAGATACGCCAGACAAGGGCGTAAAGCGTCAGTCACAGGTCTGCCTACTGTAATTCGCTATCTAAGGCGCTATCAGCCAGAAACCCTCAAGGCTATTCGCAAAGATATACGCAGCGAGATAAGACCTATCATGAGACCGATTGTGAATGAAATCAACTCAAAGGTAACCAGCGATTTGAGAAGCAAGGGTTACAACATGTTCCACAACGGAAGGACTGCTTGGAATGGTGTGCGCTATACGCCGCAAGTAAGTTCTAACCGCAAGGGAATTATGCGAATCAGACTGACAGGTCGCGGTGGCAAACTTGGTTTCGACTATGCCGAGCTTGCCGGAATCAGAAGAAGGCCACCACGCTCTAGGTCAAAGATTGCAGGTACTTATACTCAAGGATCTAAGAGAGGCGATGGCTCTTATGCCTACGCAGGTCAGGGTGACGCTTTCATCGGAAAGCTAGAGAGAGACTTCGGCAGACCAGGTAGGTTTGCTTGGCAAAGAATTATCCGCAAGCGTTGGCAGATAAATGATGCGGTAGCAGACATCCTGAAGAAGTACGACATCAAACTAAACGCCAAGCTTAGAAGAGGCGGAGGTATTCTCTAATGTCAGTATTCGTCAATATTATTTCTGACTTCGATGACAAAGGTCTTAGGAATGCCACAGGTCAGCTAAACAACTTCGCTCGTAATGCAACCAAGATTGCAGCAGGAGTAACCGCATCTCTAGCAGCCATCGGTACAGGTATTGCCATTCGAGGCATCAGTCAGTTTGCTCGTGCTGCGGTAAGCGAAGCTACTGATTTAGGTGAAGCAGTCAACGCTGTAAATGTTGCTTTCGGTAACGCCTCAACAGAGATTCAAAGAGTCGGAGAAACCGCTGCTACACAGATGGGTTTGGCTAAGACTGAGTTCTTAGGCGCTGCTGTTCAGTTCTCTGCATTCGCTGAAGATATTGCCACAGGTGCAGGTAGAGATGTTCCTTCTGTCATCGAGGAAATCACACAGCGCGGTGCTGACTTCGCATCTGTCTATAACATTGATGTTGCTCAAGCTTTGCAAGCTTTTCAGTCTGGTTTGTCTGGTGAGATTGAGCCTCTAAAGAGATTCGGTATTGTCCTATCTGCGGAGACTGTCAAGAACTTCGCCTACGCTAACTCAATCGCCGAACAAGGCACAGAGCTTACCGAGCAACAAAAGGTCTTGGCTCGCTATGGATTGCTCATGGAGGAGACCTCAAAGGTACAGGGCGACTTTGTAAATACCTCTGACTCTCTTGCTAACCGACAAAGGATTCTGGCTGCTACATTCGCAGATGTTCAGGCTGAGGTAGGTGTCGCACTACTCCCCGCTATGGAAGAGTTTGCTGCGATTGCTCAAGACGACCTACTGCCTGTCATAGCAGACCTAGCAGAAGAGTTTGGCCCTGTTCTTGCCGAAGTGCTAAGTGATGTTGCCGAGATTCTAAAAGATGCACTTGATCCATCTACTCAACTAGGCGCTGCGGTCAGGGACACAGGAGAAGCCTTTGGTCAGTTGTTCTCGACACTTGCCGGAGGAGAAGGAACACTTGCAGATTCTAAGGATGAACTAGCTGGCATTCTCGGTGTCATCAGAGACCTAATCAACTTTACAGAATCCATGATTGCTGGATTCATTGGAGCTAAGTTTGCTATCGAGGAAGCTGCCTCTGGTGACTTTACTCCGCTCATGCAGTTCCTTGAGATGGACACAGTTCAGTTTGTCAATGAGATTGTAAGAGCCGAACAAGGCTTGCTCAACCTAGAGACACAGGCAAACAACACTGCTAATGCAATCAATGGCATTCCTATTCTTTCGAGTGCAGACATCCCTGCATCCTCGACTGGAATGAACCTACCAGAGAACCCACGCCCTGGACAGATTTATACATGGTTCAACTACTCAGGCCCTAATGGTCAGGCGGTTTGGTATCAACAGCGCTGGACAGGAACAGAGTGGACTGAGCCAGAGAAGATGACTTACGAGCCTGCGGGTGCGAGATCTACTGGTGGCTCGGTACAGAAAACAGCAGCAGACTTTATTCGAGAGTTCTTCTCAGGAATTGACGAAGAAGTCGAGAAGCAGAGAGCAAGGATGGAGCTTGCCGACTTCGGTCTTAGCGAAGCTCTAATTGACAACATCCTTAGCACAGGCGAGTGGTCAACAGTATTCGAGTTTATTAAAGAAGGTGGACAGGAACTTGCCGACAGTCTGCAAAGAGATTTCAACAGAACAGCTAAAGGCATCGCCGAAATCGAGAGAGCTGCTCGTGACCTTCAAGATAATGTTGCCGAAGGTAACAGGATGTTCAATGAAGCATTCGACAAGATGCGAGCAGAACAACAGATTCTGGAAGAACTCAAGCAAGAAATCGCTGACATCAAAGAGCGGTTTGCAGAGTTTAGGGAAGAAGTCAAAAGAGTCACAGAGAGCATCAGTCCTCTTGAAACCTTTGAGCGCACAATCGGTAGGTTCGAGCAGAGAACTCGTGACGACCTAGAGCGTATCGAGGACAACCTCAGAAGAGCCTTTGAAAACGACTACATCTTAGAAGAGGCTTACCGCAACCTGACCGAGTATGCAAGAAAAGAACTAGGCGAACTTCTAAAGATTCAGCGTCAGCGTGATGAGCTACTAGCAGAGCGCAACGCAGCACAAGCAACCATCTTCGGTATTGCAGAAGCTGTTACAGACACAGGCAGACTTATTGGACTGCTTGACGATGTTGAAAGCAAGACTCGTGAGATTGAAGTTACAGAAGTCATAGAGGGAATAGTCCAGAGTGCTGACAAACTAAATGGCTTCCGAACAACCCTTACTCGTAACTTCACCGAAGTCGTAGAAGAGACTGTTGACAAATCAAGCAGACTAACTAGCAACTTCCAGGCTGTCATTGAGCGCACAAGACAATTCATTGACAACCTTGAAACCTTGAGAGAGATGGGACTTGATCCCTTCCTCTTCAATCAGCTTGTAGAAGCCGGAGCAGAAGCAGGTGGAGCAACAGCTCAGGCACTTGTGGAGGGTGGCTCAGACACAGTAAATGAAGTCAACAAGCTACAAGGCGAGCTTGAGGCTATGGGTATCGAACTAGGTGAAATCACCTACGACACCATGAAGGATCAGGGCGAGCAGTTCGTATCTGGAATCGTGGATGGTCTTGACGATGAGTTGGTTCGGTTAGAGTTCCAAGCTGTATCTATGGCTGACGCTTTTGCTAACGCTTTTGAAGCTGCCTACAATGCAGCAATCGCAAACATGGAGCTACAAACTATTGAGATTGCAGAAGCTGAAGCAGCTCAAAGAATAAGCGACCTAGACCCACAGGTTGACGAAGCTGCAGCTGCTTACCTCGAAGGCTTGATTAGTCGAGGTGAAGAATATGTCGAGAATCAGATTGCTCGCGGTGGCATGGACTTTGCCAGAGGTGGTGCAACAAAGGTCGGCATTTACGAGGGCGCTCTTGAAAAGGTATTGGCTGGTGAGAAGATTGATGTCAGCGGTATTCAGTCTGGTCTAAGCTCAGAGGACTTGGCTGTGGCAGTAGCAGAAGCTTTCGATGTTCCACAGTTAGCAGCAGGAGGAATTGTCACTAAGCCAACCTTGTCGCTAATCGGTGAAGCTGGCCCAGAAGCAGTCGTACCGCTAAGCAAGATGGGTAGAGCTGGCGCTGTTTACAATGTCTATGTAACAGCTTCTAACCGCTTAGGAGGCGCACAGGCAGGTGAAGAAGTAGTAAACGCACTCAAAACTTATAACACCACTAACGGAGACTTCAACAGAGCGCTGACAGGATTTGGTGCATGAGTATCCCTACACCTAAAGTCGAGATTGGGTTTGACCTTACAGACTCCCCTATCGGCCCATTCTTTGTCTTAGACGATTCAACGCGAGGCAGACTCGACAATACTGAGTATCGCTTGGGTGGAACTATCTTTTTTGATGTCACAGACAGAGTGCGCAATATCTCGCTAAACCGAGGTAAGACAAGAAGGTTCGCTAACTTTCAAGCAGGTCAGTTGAATGTAGAGTTCAACAACCACGACAGAGCCTTTGACCCTCTTTACCCGCTAAGCCCTTTCGCCGGAAACATTATCCCTAGACGAGAGATTAGGGTTAGCCTCGGAACAGCGGTACAGTTCTCTGGGTGGATTGATGACTGGGACTTGAGCTACACGCCTGACGGAAATTCTATAGCGGGCGCTGTGGCTTCTGATGCTTTCACTATCCTCGCTAATCAGACATTGACAGCAGGTACGCCTACCGAAGAGAGAACAGATCAGAGAATCGCTACAAACCTTGACGATGTTTCTTGGGCTGCTTCCCTCCGCGACTTGGAAGAAGGCACAGTAGATGTCGGTACTCAAGAGATAGCAGAAGGCACTAACGCCCTGACCTATATGCAGAAGGTTACAGAAACAGAGAGCGGTCTTTTCTTTATCGGTAAGGATGGCTCGGTCACCTTCCGCAACAGAGTTCAAGCACCATCCTCAACAGGGCTAGTCACCTTCGACCAGGGAGATAACATTCCTTACTCTCGCATCGGGATTATCTACGGGGCAGAGTTGCTCTATAACAGTGTGACTATCGCGAATGTTGATGGTGCAACAGTTACCGCTCAGGATACAAACTCAGAGAGTGAGTATGGAGTTAGAGAGCTTTCGATTACAGACTTGCTCGGAGCTAACGATCAGCAGAGTCTTGACTTGGCTATCAGACTTATCAATCAATATAGCGAGCCGGAATACCGCATTGAGCAGCTAGAGGTGAGCCTGCATGACCTTGACTCAACCGACCAGGAAACAGTCTTAGGATTAGAGTTAGGAAGTGTCTGCAAAGTTGAGTTCACACCTAACGGAATCGGTGACCCTATCGAGCGCTTTATCTCGGTCATCAAGATTGACCACCGAGTAACACCTGACAGACACTTTGTTCA